ATGGCTGGCTCAACCAACAAACTAAGCGACAAAAAGCTAAAGGCGTTGCTCGGTTCTGTGAGGGAAAAAGAGGAAATGATGGCCGACGGCGACGGATTAAGCGTTCGCTTACTTCGGTCCGGATCCATCAGTTGGATTTTCTCGTATCGTCTCGGTGGCCGGGGTTCCAGGCTGGAAAGGTTAACGTTGGGAAATTACCCGGACATGTCTCTTAAGCTGGCGCGTGAGCGGCGTGAAGAATGTCGAGCCTGGCTGGCCGAAGGGAAAAACCCAAAATTTCAGCTCGATAAAAGAACGGAAGAAGTTCTTCGCCCGGTGACGGTAAGAGACGCAATGTCTTACTGGATACGCGAGTATGCGGCTCATCACCGTGTAAACGTTAATCGCCACGAAGCCCAGCTCGACAAACACATCTATCCCTACATTGGTGATCTCCCCCTATCACTATGCGAAACACGTCACTGGCTCGAGTGCTTTGATAGGGCTAAAGGTAAAACCCCCGTTGCAGCCGGTTACGTCTTTCAGATGTGTAAACAGGCGCTTAAATTCTGCCGCGTGCGTCGCTATGCCGTCAGTAATGCGCTTGATGACCTGACAATACAGGATGTTGGTAAAAAGCAGGATAAAGGCGACAGGGTTCATGATATGGACGAACTGGCGCAAGTCTGGCGCTCGTGTTCGGGTAAGCTGTTTAAACCCTACTATGCCACTCTGTTACGTCTGCTGGTGGTCTTTGGTTGCCGTTCCCAGGAGGTTCGTCTTTCTACCTGGGCTGAATGGGATCTGAAAAACTGGATCTGGACCGTGCCGAAAGAGCATAGCAAAGGGGGCGAGAAGATATTACGGCCTATTCCCGTTGCTATGCGCCAGTTCGTATCGGATCTGTACGAGCAAAATAATCAAACAGGCCTGCTGCTGGGCGAGATGAAGAAACCGGAAGCCGTCAGCCAGTGGGGAAGGGGAATCTATAAACGCTTGGGCCATGCGGATTCCTGGACGCTTCACGACCTGCGCCGCACGTTCGCCACCACACTTAACAATATGGGTATTGCGCCTCATGTGGTTGAACAACTGCTGGGCCACACGCTGGGCGGCGTTATGGCGGTATATAACCGTAGCCAGTACTTACCTGAAAAGCTCGATGCGCTGAATAAATGGATGGAGCGATTAGATGTTATTTCCTCTGACTATCCTAACGTTACGATTCTGGAGATATCTAAATGATTAGAAAAATTAACAGCAAAAAAGATCTACCAAAGTCATTCGATTTGAAAAAATATGATGCGCTTGAGTCCTTATCTGATAAGGATTTATTCAGACAGCTATACTGGCGAAGTGAAAGCCTTGATGTTTTTAGCGAAGAGTTCCCTGATTATGGTTTGCAAGTTGGGTCTGAATACCCCATTCATAACAATCTTGGCGATCCCTTTGGTGAAATAAAACAAGAAGAATGGTTTCTTGAAAAGCAGCATGAATATAATAAAAAGATAAAGCCAAGTTTGTTGACGATGAGTCATGGGGAAGGTGTAAAGCCATTGATGAGGCTAGAGGTTTCTATGCTTTGCAGAACAATGGCTAAAGATGGTTACTTGAAAGGAAAGCCGATAATTGCTGATGATGAAATGGTCGAGTCTCTTATTGAAGAAGATAATGGAAAATTTTGGGCTGCGATGTGTGAACCCATCAATCTATTAAATGATGCAGCCAAAGATTTAATGATTACTGTTGACCTTAATAATAGAAATGATGTCTTAATAGATTCTTTCTCTAAATTAATTCCTCTATGGCGTAAAGAGATGGATTTCCCAGAGCCTGAAAAACCAATTTCCGGTGGATGGGATAGTATTAGGAGAAAGATTCTTGATTATAAAATCATTCCTCTTATCGATCTTCTTTCATGGGAAAGGGCTACTAATAGCAAAATTTCACTCGGAGTGCTAAGCGTTGCTTTGTTTCCAGACGGAGAAAAGGATGCATTCGTGATTGCTCAGACAGTTAAACCGTTCTTAGACAGAATATTGCAAATTGATTCTTTAGATAAAATTCAGAAAGATTTATCTAAAGAGGAAAAGTAATTAAATGGTTATCAAGAGAATATATTAATAATTAGCGCTGTGGTTGTGCATAAATAAGTAAATAAAAATGCCCTCGAACTTTAACGAACGAGGGCGTTTTTATATGAGTCACTTTAAACAACCATCCCCACCCGCAGAGCGTGTTATTCGTGAGGCCGAGTGCCGCCAGTTAACCGGAATCTGTCGCACAACCCGATACATGATGGAAAAGGAAGGGCAGTTTCCCGCTCGTCGCAAATTGGGTGGCCGTGCTGTTGGCTGGCTTCTTTCAGAGGTTTCTGCCTGGCAGCAGAGCCGCAAAGTGGCGTAAGGGGTGGGGTATGTCAGATAAAACAAAGGCGGCCATGCAGGGCCGCCCAAGTCATCACATCAAATCTAAACAGGATCAGCATACCAGGCCACGCGCTGGTGGTCAAAGGATGAGCGCTCCTGTGATGTCAGGTGCGAGTATCTTTAAGCGATGCGCAAATCCGACTATCTCAAAGCTAGCTGGATGCCTACCCAATATCATTGTGTTGGTTGAGGTGACCAATAATCGTGTTGCTAATTCGCAACTCACTGCGCGGTTGGCGCACACCCCCATCTCCCCAGTTTTGGGGAAATGTCGAGGGTTGGATTATGTCTACCGTTACCCGGATATTGGGTATCGCTTTTTGTTAACGGTCGTTGAGCAATTCTTTTATCCGTTTGAGACGGGGCAGCAAGACATCTGGTTTCGAGTAGTCTTTATAAACAAATTCGCCGTGCTCGATATGCACATCATCATCACCAGAAGCGAATATTCTATAACTGATTGGATCAGTGTCGTATGCCCTGTCTGTCCCAACAATGAATGGAGAAAGCTCCAGCTTCATTTGGTCGATAGCTTGCTCTCTGGTATATCGATTTTTCGTCATTGCTTAGGCTCCTCGCCGGCTGATTGTTTACTCTGTTTACGCTGGCGGCGTTTGATCTCGCCCTTAGCTGCAGTGACTAAAAAACCAGCAGTGCTCTCGCCCTCTTCCCTGAGCCGTTCAATGTCTTCCATGACTTCGTGGGGGATTCTTACGGTGGTCATTTGTGATTTTGCGTTCTTCGCACCAGTTGCCATTGCTGAAACTCCATGTGTTAGGTGTATGTCAGTATACGCAAAAGAAATGAGAAGAAAAGGCTTGAGGTGTATTTCACTTTGGGCTAATTTTAAAAGCGAAGGTGAAATACACCTTGAAGGCGCGAAGCCCGGCAGTGCGTCAACACTAACCGGGCCTCTTACCACCAACGTTATCGCAAGTAACGAGGCAGCTATGAAAGATCTTATCACACACCCGAAAGGGCGGCACATCTACATCTGGCGTTTTTTGGCTCTGAACCGCCACGACAAAAAGGCCAGGCCATGCCGCCTATCTGTTGAGGCACCAACCGAACGCGAAGCCCGCCGTATTCTGGCCCCGCATTTCATCCTCTCATTAGCCGCCCGCCTGCCAGTTCAGGAGGTTAGCCATGGCTAAATTAACCATGCTGGATATGGGAGATAAGTTCCGCTCCCTTGAAGTATTGCTGGCTGCAGCTATGGAAATGGATTGCAGCAAGGAGGATGAGAACGAGATCGCCTTTGAGCTCATTGATAAGGCGTTAATGCGCTGCCGCAACCTGCGCCAGCAACTGGACGGTGTGGGGGTGCATCATGGCTAAGTCAGTAATACGTTATATCGGTGATAACAAAACACTGGCAGACCATGAAGAGGCTTTACGTGTTGCTGCATTAAGTGCAGCGCAGGCGAAGTTTATTTCGACGCTGTTGGTTTGCTATCCAAATCAGATTGAAAACGATGAACTATCGGCTCTGGGGCAACTATTTGAAAGCCTAGCCTACAACGTCGATGAGTTTCTAAAAGCCGAACGTGAGCGTTTTGATAGCAATAGCGAGGTGCGCCCATGATCAGCAACGTCAAATTCAACGAACTGGAAAAACGCTTCGATCTGCTGGTGGATAAAGTCACTGTTCTTGAAGAGAAGGTGAGGGTGCTGACCGATAGCCAGGGAGGTGAAATTCCACCCGGTATGACTCCTGTCGCAACACTGGCTGCTGAGTATGGCATTTCTACCAAAAAGGCCGAGGAACTGGCGAAAAACACGGGCGTGATGCTGGTCAAACTTAAATCAGGTGGTTTTGTTGCACCTGATGAGAAATTCAGGGAAGCGGCCCGACTGGTGCTCCGCAGTGCCAAGCGTAAATACGGTTCGGCGTACTGGTTTCATCCCTTGCTTGGCAAGTTCCAGATGAGCGGAGGGATCCCGAAATGAGAAGCAAAAACGCGCCAAACGTTAAATGCCTGCCGAAAGATAAGTTCACAGAGGCGATTATCTTTGCTGGTGCTGATGCATTCGCCCATGCACAGCACTGGATCGAAAGCGAGGGTAAAAAGGCGGGTGACGATGTACCGCCTGTTTACTTGGGTAAAAAGCAGTTGCTGGATCTGGATAGTCTACAAATCGTCGATAGTGGCCGTCAGTGCGTAAGGGTTATCCGCGCCGGGGATATAGGAGAAGCATACCTCACTGTTATAGCGCGTAAGCTTGCGATGGCGGGTGTGAAGGAGGCTCGCCTATTCAACGGTATGTATGAGCCTAAACCGATAGAAGACTGGTCATCACGTCTGCCTGGCTACCGGGAAGAGTCTGCGAAGGGGGAAAGTGTCGTGGTCAGCCTTCCAGTAACGAAGCGAGAGCCAAAGGCTGATCCCGCCGAAGAGCTTAAACCTCGCGTGGAGCGACGTAACGATGGCCTCTACTGGATAACGCCAAAGGTGGACAAGGACAGCGGCGAGATCATCAATAACGAAACGTGGCTGTGTTCTCCGCTCACAGTGGTAGGTTCAGGTAGTGACGGGGCAGAGCGATATCTTGTTTTGCGCTGGCGTTCGCCGCGTTGCCATGAAGATATTACCAGGGCGATCCCTTGTGCTGATATCGGCGAGCGTGACGGCTGGCGCTCCCTTAAAGCAGGCGGGGTGAATGTGACCACTAAAAGCACCTTCCGGGCGATTCTGGCCGACTGGTTGCAGCAAAGCGGTGCTGATCGGGAATGGATTATCACCCATACCACTGGCTGGCATCATGGGGCATACATTATGCCAGATGGTGAAGTGATTGGTGATCCAGAGACACCCATCCTCTTTAACGGTCGTAGCGCTGCATCTTCCGGGTATGCCATTGCTGGTACTGCTGCCACCTGGCGGGATTCCGTCGCCCGTCTGGCCGGGGGCAATCCTTCCATGATGCTGGGCGTAGCAGCAGCACTATCCGCGCCGCTTATTGGCCTGGTGGGTGCTGATGGTTTCGGTGTCCATTTGTTCGAGCAGTCGAGCGCCGGTAAGACCACCACCGCCAATATTGCGAGCAGCCTGTGGGGGGAGCCTGATGCGTTGCGGCTTACCTGGTACGGTACAGCGCTTGGTATAGCAAACGAAGCGGAGGCGCATAACGACAGCTTGTTACCGCTTGATGAGGTAGGACAGGGCAGCAGTGCCAAAGATGTTGCCACGTCTGCTTACACCCTGTTTAACGGTGCCGGAAAGTTACAGGGAGCCAAAGAGGGCGGCAACCGGGAGCTTAAACGCTGGCGCACGGTGGCGATCAGTACCGGGGAAATGGATATTGAAACCTTCCTTGCTGCTGGTGGGCTGAAAGTGAAAGCGGGCCAACTGGTGCGCTTGCTCAACATACCTATGGAGAAATCGACGGTATTTAATGGCCTACCAAACGGCAAGGCTCATGCTGACGCACTGAAAGAAGCCTGGATTGATAACCACGGGGCGGCGGGGCGTGAGTGGGTTAAATGGCTGGCGGCTAACCAGCAGGAGGCTAGACAGGCGGTGCGTGACGCGCAAACACGCTGGCGCGGTCTCATTCCGGCTGATTATGGTGAGCAGGTGCACCGCGTGGCTGAACGCTTTGCAATCCTTGAGGCGGCGCTGGTAATCGGTGCGCCGATCACTGGCTGGAGTGAGCAGGCCAGCCGTGACGCTATCCAGCATAGCTTTAACGCCTGGGTGAAAGAGTTCGGCACGGGTAACAAGGAGCACCAGCAGATCATCGAGCAATGCGAGGCGTTTCTTAATGCCTATGGTTTAAGCCGCTTTGCTCCATTGCCCTATGATCCGTCCAGTATGCCGATTCGCGATCTGGCCGGGTATCGAAAGCGCAAAAGCAGCCATGATGATGCGCCACTGGTGTTCTATACGTTCCCCGCAACGTTTGAGAAGGAGATTGCTCAGGGCTTTAATGCCAGGCAGTTTGCCCGCGTGCTTGCCGCTGCTGGCTTGCTTTCTGAACCGTCCAGCGGGCGTGGATACCAGCAGAAATCCCCGCGTATTGATGGGCGTCAAATCAACGTTTATGTGCTTCACCAGGTTGCGGAAGAAGGAGAAGAATAAATTACACATGTGAGGGTTATTAATGTTGGTTCAGTTGGTTCAGTGTCTATTGTTTATATTCATATGTATGTTTCATATAGATTTTATGTCAAAAAAATGAACCAACACTGAACCAACAAATAGCTGTTTTGAACCAATGAACGGGCAGTTTGAACCAACATTTTAGAACCTCATGGACTGAACCAACATAAAATACCCAATGTTGGTTCAAATCGGGGCGTTGTTGGTTCACTCATCGAAAAATAATCCTTATAAAACAAAAATCTTTACAAATTGAACCAACTGAACTGACTGAACCAACATGGTTTTGTATATATACGTGAAAAATAAAAGAGGTCATTAATGAAACTGATTGGCAAAGATAACGGGCATATGAGCGAGCTCAAGTTTCTCTACAGCGCTGTTGATGAGCTTTCAAATAAAAATGAGATTACGGTGACGGATTTTCTGGCTCTGAGCGCTTTTGTCACTTCTGAAAAACTTGATCTGGAATCGTACCAGTCTGGTCTGGAAGAAGGGGGGCAAGAGTTGTCGAAAGACGCCAGCGCTTACCTCGATCTTCTACAGAGGATGGCGGCTGATTTGTCGTACCCAACTTCTGGCCTTGAGAACGCTATTCATTGTGCACAATCAACGGCGAGCTGGGCTTTCTATCATTGGGTACAGGATAAAGAGTAAACTAATCAGCAATAGCCTGGAGTGGATCCAGGCTATTTTCACTTCAAAAATCTATATCAAGCTCTCTATCAAAGTCTGATGCTAGGCTAAGGGCTTCGCTGGGGCATTTACCGTTTTCTGTAAAGGTATTCCAGAAATTTTCATCGAAACAACCATCAAGATATAAATATCGACAAATGTGTATCAGATCACCCCTATCCCAACCATGTGAAGCGTACCCTCTAACACCCAGCTCATCTTCCAAATCGTAAAAGGTTAATCCAGATTTTTTACGCCATGCTTCTGAAAGATGCTTTAACAAAAATTCAACTTTTTCTCTTGGCTTAGTAAAATATGGTGCATAAAGTTCATGCGGGTTGCGTATCACACTGCCATCAGTATCACTCATTAGGGGGTACACTCCAGATTCCCACGCATAGAGATATGCATCACCAAATTCGCCATGGTATTTACCAATATGTAAAATTTGCAGTCTTTGTTGAATAAACAAAGCATTCATAATTTCATTTTTATCCATAAAAACCTCTTTCATTTGACTTTCGTGGTTTCTTTCAGTTTTTTTTGATCTATGTCGAATAAAGTTAAAACATTGGTTTTTTATTTCATTGTAATGGAATAGTTGTAACTTCTCTCGGTCGGCGAGCACTCGATGATTGGATAACTTCGGATGATATTATGAAACCATTATTTTCACCTGATTGTGAACTTGTTGGATGGGTTTACGGAGAACTCATTTTTAATACGGATATGTCTTGGGCTGCATTTATCTCAGGGGGCCATGCTTGGTCTAGTGATTCAGGTAATTGGCTTGGGCCGTTAAATACGGGATGTTTATTAGATCAAAGTGGCAAGGTGGTTGCATGGACACTTGGAGCGCCTGTATGCGGAACTGCCAGACCCGCCCGTCCAGCCAGACCTGCTCGTCCAGCTAGACCTGCCCGTCCAGCCAGACCTGCTCGTCCAGCTAGACCCGCCCGACCCGCGAGGCCTGCCGGGGGATGGTCTGATTTGGCTTGGTTTGCATGGTTGAGCCAGTAAGAGATTTGTAAACTATTCGTTCGTCTGTTTTCATTGCGGTTTAATGAGGGGGTGTTGTATTTACTTCTTATTTTTCATGTATATCTTGAAGAGTGGCACTCAGACGTGAGCCGCCACTGGCCGTTAAATCAAGCTGTAGCGAGTACAGCCTGTGGGATGCAGAAAAAGATTTAACGGCCATCCCTCCCGCGCTGGTTTCACGTCTCAACGTTAATTGTTACGGAAACCACTCCATGAAGAAATTACTCGAATTACGCCAGCAGAAAACCGCACTCAAAACCCAGATGCGCAACATGCTGGAAAAAGCCGACAGCGAAAAACGCAGCCTGAATGAAGAAGAAGGTAAACAGTTCGACGAGCTCCGCGCCCAGGCTGATGCGCTTGAAGTTGAAATTACCCGCCTTGAAGCCGTCGCCGACGATCAGCGCAATCTGCCTGGCACTTCTGTTGAAGGTAAAGGCGTGACCAATGATGAGCTGCGCCACTACATCATGACCGGCGACACCCGCTCGCTCTCCACGCTGGTGCAGGGTGATGGCGGCTATACCGTTATTCCTGAGCTGGACAAAGAGATCATGCGCCAGTTGCAGGATGACAGCGTTATGCGCTCCATCTGTACGGTTAAAACCACTAAAACCAATCAATACCAGAAACTGGTCTCTGTTGGCGGCGCTACCGTTAAGCGTGGTACTGAGGGCGAAGCCCGCACCGAAACCAGCACCCCGAAAATGGAACGCGTTGATATCAAACTCAACCCGATCTATGCCTACCCGAAAACAACCCAGGAGATTCTCGACTTCTCGGAAGTGGATATTCTCGGCTGGTTGTCCTCCGAAATCTCCGACACCTTTACTGAGACGGAAGAAAACGACCTTGTTAACGGTGACGGGGATAAAAAATCCAAAGGCTTTTTGGCCTATCCCCGCGCTGCCACTGGTGACAGAGCCCGTCCGTTTGGAACGCTGGAGAAAATGGTCACTGCCGCTGTTACCTCAGATGGTCTGATCGATCTGCTCTACAAACTGCGAGCCAAATACCGCAAAAATGCCGTATGGGTGATGAACTCCAACACCGCCGCTACGCTGCAAAAGCTGAAAAACGGCAACGGGGATTACATCTGGCGCGATCGTCTGGTTGCTGACTCCCCTGATACTTTGCTGGGCCGTCCGGTTCAGTATCTGGAAACCATGCCTGATGCGGCTGCGGGTGAAGCGTTCCTGGCTGTGGGTGACTTCAAGCGCGGTTACTTCATCGTGGATCACACCACTGGAGTGCGTACCCGTCCCGACAACATTACCGAGCAGGGTTTCTACAAAGTACATACCGATAAATATCTGGGCGGTGGCGTGGTGGACTCCCGTGCCATCAAGGTGCTTGAGCTTTCCGGCTCCGGTTCCTGATTTGACGTGTAAGGGGCTGCGGCCCCTTTTGCCCTCTGTGGAGTCCAGACAATGAAAACAATCGATTTTGAAATCCGCACTTCCGACCTGAGTGCCAGCAATAAAAAGCTGGTGGGCTATGCGGTGCGCTGGAACAGCCTGTCAGAAATTATCTGGGATGAATTCCGGGAGCAGTTCGCGCCGGGTGCGTTTAAAGAAAGCCTGGCATCCGGTAGTGATGTGCGTGCGCTGTATGAACATAACTATACCCAACTACTGGGGCGCACCAAATCCGGCACTCTGGTGCTGTCCGAAGATGATACCGGGCTGCGCTTCGAGCTGACGCCACCGAATACCCAACTTGGTAATGATGTGCTGGAGCTGGTGGAGCGTGGAGATATTTCCGGCATGAGCTTTGGCTTCCGGGCGCTGAAAGAGGCGTGGGATATCGGCCAGTCTCCTTACCTGCGCACCGTGACCGCTGCCGAACTACGTGAAATCACCGTTACCTCTATGCCTGCCTATCCTGAGTCTGGTGTGGAAATTGCGCACCGTTCGCTTTTCTCCCAGCATCCTGAACTTATGCGCACTGGTGATAACCGTCGCCGCTGGGCTGACCTGGCGGGGCTGTGATATGTGGAATATCTGGCCTTTTGGCCGCAAAACAGATCAGCGCAGCCTGACCATTGATGAGTTTCTGGCGATGGCAGGGATCCCAAATACCGGATCAGGTGAGTATGTGTCTGCGGGTACTGCGGAATCTCTGCCAGCGGTGATGAATGCCGTGTCAGTTATCAGTGAAGCGGTGGCAACAATGCCCTGCTATCTGTACCGGGTACGCAATGATAACGGTCGTGAGGCGCGGGAATGGCTGAGTAATCACCCGGTGGATTTTCTGCTGAATGAACAGCCTAACGTCTGCCAGACACCTTACCAGTTCAAGCGCACTATGATGCGTCACTGTCTGCTGAACGGTAACGCCTATGCGGTGATCGAGTGGGGCCGCGACGGCCAGCCGCAATCCCTGCATCCGTATGCGCCGGGTGCGGTGGTGCCTGAGCGTATCGGAGAGCATAAGTACAAATACACCATTACTGAACCGTTTACCGGGGTAGTACGCACCTATTTGCAGGAAGAGATCCTGCACCTGCGTTATTCCACCGATGATGGTTTTCTGGGGCGCTCGCCGATCACTATCTGCCGTGAAGCGCTGGGATTAGGTCTGGCCCAGCAGCGCCACGGTGCCAGCATTATGAAAGACGGCATGATGGCGGCGGGCATAGTGAAGGCTAAAGAATGGCTCGACAGCACTAACGGCAAGAAAGCGCTGGATGCGCTGGAACGTTACAAAGGCGCCAGAAATGCCGGGAAAACACCCATCCTTGAAGGTGGCATGGAATATGAGCAGCTCGGCATGAGCAATCAGGATGCCGAGTGGCTGGCCTCCCGCCGTTTCTCCATCGAAGACATTGCCCGCATGTTCAACGTGTCGCCCATCTTCCTGCAGGAATACAGCAACAGCACCTACAGCAACTTTAGTGAAGCGAGCCGCGCCTTTCTCACCATGACGATGCGCCCCTGGCTTGCCAACTTTGAGCAACAGATTAAATCCGCGCTGCTGGTGGCCTCTCCGGTACCGGGCATCCGATATCAGGTGGAGTTTGACTCCGCTGATCTTCTCCGCGCCACACCAACCGAACGTTATGCCACTTATGAGCGCGGTATCAAGAACGGGATCATGAACCCGAATGAAGCCCGAGAACGTGAAGGGATGCCTCCTCGTGAAGGTGGTGACGAATACAGCCAGGCATGGAAGCAGGAAGTGACGATCAGTAAAGACAGTAAGGAAGGTGCCGAATGAGGGCTGGAGGACTGAGAAACCGCGTAATCATCCTTAAGGTCACCACGTCACGTTCACCCTCTGGACAGGTGATTCAAAAGTGGGAAGACGGCGCGACGGTCTGGGCAGAAGTAAAAGGTATCGGCGGTCGTGAACTGGTGGCCTCCGGCGCTGAAATGGCTGAGGCCACTGTCCGGGTATGGGTACGTTTTCGTCGTGATATCACGGCCGCTTCCCGTCTGAAAGTCTTAACTGGCGCGTTTGCTGGCTCCACGCTCAACATCATCGGGCCGCCAGTACCTGACACGGGTATGACGCGCCTGGAAATCCTTTGCAAACAGGGGACAGAGAAATGAATGAAATCACTCTGGCTGAGGCGAAGCTGCATTGTCGCATTGACGGTAACGAGGAAGATGCACTGATTCAGGCGTACATCGATGCGGCGCTGGAAGTTTGCCAGAAGCATATCGGCAAACGGTTTGACAGTGGGCTGGCGTTCACCCCGGCTATCAAAATTGGCTGTCTTATGTACGTCTCTCAGTTGTACGAGTACCGCGCGATGATTAGCGATGTGGAGGCGAAAGCAGTTCCTCTGGCTATCTCTGCGCTGTGGTCTGTCTATCGTGATGTGGGGGTGTACTGATGCCGTGGCAACCGTTACGCCGTTGCACCGAGCCGGGATGTAACAGACGCGTGAAGTCCGGTAAATGTGATGAGCATAAGCGGGAAGCGTGGAGAGCCGAGGATGCCAGACGCGGCCACCGTCGCGCCCGTGGCTACTCTGCTTCGTGGGAGAAGTACCGCGCTCAGTATCTGAAACGTCATCCCCTGTGCGTTGAGTGCCAGAAGCTGGGCTTCTATGTTCCCGCCAGGATTGTCGATCACATCATCCCTGTCAACGGTGGTGATGATGTCCTGTTCTGGCCTGAATGGAATCACCAGCCGTTATGCCAGACACATCATAACCAGAAGACCACGCAGCAAGACCCCATCACTAAAGCCAACCGCAAAGCGGGGATGTACAGCGAGCAGGAAGAGCGGGCAGCACAGCGTAATGACTGGATGTATGAGGCCGATCATGAATGAAAAAGATGTGGTGAATCTGTATCAGTCGCTGGCCCGATGCCGTGATGGTTTCATGCAGGCCCGCACCAGACGCAATGAACACCAACCAGCGAAGCGCATGGGTGAGCGTGAACGGGAGGTGATGGAATGCTTCCGCAACCGCTGACAGGCCGCATGGACGGGGTGGGGGAGGTTTTCAGGACAAACCTTAAGGTGCCAGGCACCGACCGCCCCCTCAAATTTTTACGCACGGTGATTTTTTTGACAGCAGTAAGCCTTAAGGAAACAGGACGTTATGGCAAGACCACCTAAACCACCCGCTTACCTTGATGAAATTGCAGGGCAGCAGTGGAAGACGAAAGCGAAGCAACTGGCCGAACGCGGAGATCTGACTCCTGCCGACTGGAACAGCCTGGAGCTTTATTGCGTTAACTACTCGATGTACCGGAAAGCCGTTGAAGACATTGCCCTGCGTGGGTTTTCCGTCGAAGGTTCGCGCGGCGCAACCACCAGCAATCCGGCGCTGAAAGCGAAATCCGACGCTGAAAAAATCATGATTAAAATGTCGTCACTGCTGGGCTTTGATCCGGTAAGCCGCCGCCGTAACCCGGTAGAAACGGAAGAGGAAGATGATCTTGACCGTCTGGGATAAGTACGCAAACGCGATAAAAACGGGCGAAATTCCCGCCTGTAAGCGGGTGAAACAGGCCGTCGAACGGTACTTTTCAGACCTGAATGACCCTCGTTATGTGTTCGATGTGGCGACAGTAGAGCGGTTTATTGCGTTTTCGCGGCTCTGTCCTCACGTCAAAGGCCCGTTGCGCGGGCAGCCTATCGAGCTGGAGCCGTGGCAGCAGTTCGCCTTTGCTAACCTGCTGGGGTTTAAAGTCAGGGAGTCAGGCCGGCGGAAGTACAGCAGCGCTTTTATTGAAGTGCCGCGCAAAAATGCCAAATCCACCGTGGCTGCAATGCTGGCTAACTGGTTTCTGGTGATGGAGAAGGGCCAGCAGGATATCTACACGGCGGCGGTAAGCCGGGATCAGGCCCGAATCGTGTTCGACGATGCCCGCCAGATGTGTCTGCTGTCAAAACCGCTGAAAAAGCGCGTCAATATTCAGGCACACAAGGTCATTTTCCCTAAGAGCAACAGCCTGTTAAAGCCGCTGGCGGCGAAAGCGGCCACGATTGAAGGGACTAACCCCAGCCTGGCGATTGTCGATGAGTACCACCTTCACCCGGATAACGGCGTTTATTCCGCGCTTGAGCTGGGTATGGGCGCTCGTCCGGAGGCGATTTTGTTCGCCATCACCACCGCCGGGAGTAACGTTGTCTCGGCCTGTAAGCAGCATTATGACTACTGCTGTCAGATTCTGGCCGGGGAAGAGAGCAACGATTCGCTGTTTGTCCTCATCTACGAGCTTGACGACGAAAGCGAGGTTGAGCAGCCGGAAATGTGGATCAAGGCTAACCCTAACCTTCATGTTTCCGTTGATGCCGCGAAGCTGGAATCCACCATTCAGAAAGCGCGGGGTATACCGTCGCAATGGGTGGAAATGCTCACCAAACGTTTCAATATCTGGTGTCAGGGCTCCACGCCGTGGATGGGGGCTGGCGCATGGGACGCCTGTACACTCGATTATGCCGAAGAAGACCTGGTCGGGATGGAGTGTTACGCCGGATTTGACCTGTCCTCAACCAGCGATATTACCAGCGTGAGCTACGCGTTCCCATTCGACAGGGAGATCCGCCTGCTGACCCGTCATTATCTGCCGGAAGCCCAACTGCTTAACGTCGCCAACAAAAACCGCGCCATCTACCGCCAGTGGGTGAAAGTGGGCTGGATACGCACCACACCCGGCGACTGTATCGACTATGACCGTATCCGTGACGATATCCTGCGCGACGCTGAAACCTTCAATATCCGGCTGGTGGGCTTCGATACGTGGAACGCCACGCATTTACGCACCCAGCTACAGGGCGCAGGGCTCGATGTGGAGCCGTTCCCGCAAACCTATCTCAAGTTCAGTCCAGTGGCGAAATCCTTTGAGGTATTCGTTAACCGTAAGGTGGTGCGCCATCGTGGTGATCCGGTTCTGGCCTGGGCGATTGGTAACGTGGTGATGGAGTCTGACGCCAATGCCAACATCAAGCCCAACAAAAAGAAATCCTCAAACAAGATTGACCCGGCGGTATCCGCGCTGATGGCGTTCGGTACTTTCCAGGCTGAGCACGAAGATTTTGCATTCGATATGAGCGACAGCCACAAACAGCGGCTGGCTTCTTTTGATGGTATCTGACAGGAATAAATGATGAATACAGTTAATGATGAAGTGATGGCAACGATTCGTATGTTTGGCCCGCTTGGGAAGACTTTCGGCAAAACTCATCAACGCCTGATCCGTACAACGCATGAAGCTTTTCGGGCGCTGGCCGCCACGCTTCCGGGCTTCGAGAAATATATGAATTCCAGCAGGGCACGCGGTTTAACGTATGCCATTTTTGTTGGTAAAAAGAATATCGGAGAAGATGATTTGGATTTTCCGAACAATGGCCGGGAGATTCACATCGTACCGGTGATTATCGGGAGCAAAAGGGCGGGTTTGCTACAAACTATTCTTGGTGCGGTGCTGGTGGTGGTCGGTGCCATCACATATGCATATGGTGGCGCAGCCTTGGTAGCTGGTGGTGCGGGAATGATGGCTGGGGGAATTGTCCAGATGCTCTCGCCACAGCCCGCAGGTTTAGCCAGTAAACAGGATGCCGATAATAAACCCTCCTATGCATTTGGTAGCCCTGTAAACACAACAGCTCAGGGGCTCCCTGTACCGCTTTGCTATGGTAAACGCCGTATCGGGGGGGCAATTATTTCTGCTGGTATCTATGTGGAGGATCAGCAGTGATAAATACCCCTCAGTTATGGCCGGAAGGTGAGACTTTCATCCGTGAGGTGCTGATACCAACAAAATATGAGCCTTTACCCGTTTTGGTGACTTACATCGTGCCACCATTCGATGCTGTAGTGGCGACGTGGCAGAACACAGACCCGGAAAAGGCGTACTCACTATTTCGACAGTTCATTGTTGACTGGGATCAGCAGGACAAGCTCACTGATGACATTCTGATATCTTTTTTGGTGACGTTTCCCGGCACAGACAAAGCAATTTTTAATGGTTGGGCCGAGCACATGAAAGAACTGCTTGCTGCCAGCCTGGCTGTATTCGCTCACAGCACAAACTCCATCAACTGAGGCGAACATGCTTGATCTGGATAAATACGAAGAAGTAATAAAGGAAATGGCCCGTCAGCAGGGCCATGAACTAAACGGGCAGGATAGGCTAATTATTCGTACAAGGGTTGCTATGGCTTTAGCTGCTAAAGAGCGGCGCCGTCAGAGGATGGAGGTCAAACCGTACCAATGGCAAAAAGTTACACCGCCACGACGCTAGCTTTTCGATTTTTTTTGCCAGGTTTGGATTAGGAAAACAGCCATGCTACCAGCAAGATTTACGGCTAATAGAGCGTGCCGGTCAGTTGGCTTGGGTGGTTTTTTTCCTATCCCATGAGCATCACCATATTTATTTCGCAGCGTACCGAGACCATTAACCACTGATGAGCATCCTTTGAGTATCTGTTTAAATATCTGTTCACCATGCTGATCAGGGGCAAGATTTAGTTCTTTTGACGTTAGCTTGTACAACTCACTCATATCAAGGTTTCGATCATAAGGAATTTTCAAATCATCCAAGATATGTTTGCAAACTGTTTCTACTAACGTGCGTGCTGCGGTTATAGCACCTTCTGGGTCTGTGCTTCTGCGGTCTAATGCTTTTGTCCACGCTTCATTTACGCCGCGCTCATCGTAACTTTTCAGTCCATCAGTGATATGAAAATCAGAAGGGATGGTGTTTGCCCCTTCAAAATAATCAATTAAGGGGGTGAACTCGGACGCAATGAAATTTTCACGTTCTCTGTAAGAAGAGTATGCGGGTTGAATAAAGCCCCAAAATTGCTTAAGGCTTCTGCACTCTCGGACAAATGCAGGCAGAAGATCTTTTAAAACTCCATTTTTTATGAAATGGGACCGAAGAGCATTGAAGTTATCGCTGTTTTCTCGCGGTCCTCCTCTGGCAACCTCGATTAAAAGATTCTCAAGATGCCTTGCTCTTTCCTCATCCGATGCAAATTCATTTAAAAAATCGTCCATCATACCTTCCAT